ATTGCGTCCCAGTCGCCGTCACGCATTGCTGCACGTCGCTGGGGGTCAGGAATAGAGTTCAGAACTACCTCATAGCCCGTGTTAATGTGCGGGTTATCTGTAGCCTTGGCAGGGATATAAGCGACTGTCCTAGTTAGGTCAGTCCCTTCAAAACCCTCCTCGTGGAGATGCTTACCTCGTTGAGTAGGGTTGATGAATCGGTCTTTAAGGTACTTGTGTCCTACCCCACCGGGGTTGGAAGCAAGCCTGAGACCAATAACGGGAACCAAGCGGTTACCGGAACGAAGACGCTCTTCAATGTGCTGGATAACCGTAGGCAACATTAGAGATGCTTCGTCAATGCAGAAAAGTTGATACTCACCACCGAGAATTCGGGAAGCATCTTTAAGGTTTTCTGCGTAAGAGAAATTAATAACGGAGCCGTTATTGAACTTTAAAACTTTATTAGTATTGTTCCATTTGGCTCCAAGAGGGGCGGCGTATTGACGCTTAGCCAACTCTGCAAGGAAAGATTCTTCTAGTTCCGGGTAAGAACGACGAAAACAGCCAATCTTGATACCGGGGATATTTGCAGCATTCCACAATGACTCCATGAGGAGGGCGGCAGACTTGCCACCACCGGCAGCGCCGCCATAAAGCATGGCATCGTAGCGCTTGCGAGACATTTCGTGAAAGACTTCTTGGCGCTCGTGAGGAGTGTAACCAAGAATCTTAAATACATCTACTTCCCTTGGGACAACCGAAGATGAAGCAAATTCAGCAAATTTAGACAAGACTGCGCCTTACGAAAAGAGCAACCATCTTATACAGGTCGTCTTTAGGCTCCTTAAGAGCCGCTATTTCGTTGCGATGATTTGAACACAGCCCGTAGGCTAGTTCTGTCTTGCGCTGCGAATTGGGGTAAAAAGCCCACTCTGCGCTAGAAACGCAGTTGTTGTAGTCGCAACTTTGAATTTTAGACGATTTTTTGCTCAACCGACAATCCAATAGTAAACGGACCAAGCAAGTCCCATAAACGCAGCAAAGAATGCAAGAAGGGTTATGCCGTTAAAAAGGCCACCCAAGGAACGCAGGTAGAAAGTTTGGGCTCGTTCCTTCTCCATATTGAGAAGGTCGTATTCTTTGGCAGTATTAACCATGTGTTCAAACTGCTCGTTTCCCAAAAACTCTCTGGCTTCAATTTCACCTTGACCGACAAGACCCGAAAGGCCTCCAGCAAGTTCTTGAAATTTACGCTCTAAGTTATCGTCGTGTGACACAGAAACTCCTTAAAAATCCAAGATTGAGTCATTGCCCTCCATCAGAAGGCGCAAGTATTCCTCATAAACAATTTCTTGTGTCTGATGGGGAAGTTTCCGTAATTTCGTAATCTGCCACTCTTCAAAACCAAGATATAACAGTTCCGAATCTGAGGGGATACACGAATCTCCACTTTCACTATACATAGTACTACAACTTTCAGTTTTGTCAAGTGTTTCCCTAGATAGTTGGTGGGGGGCACTCGGGAACCATTAAGATTCCTTCAGAATTGCGGTCTTCCCGCAGATACATCGTCCATAGGAGGCGGTCTGGACGACCAGCATCTTCCCATTGGGCACGGTCTTCATCACACCAGCCAGCCTTTTTGGCGGGTGCTACCAAGCAAATGGCGCAAGGGCTAGATTGCTCTTTACGTCCTCGCTCATCATCTTCCTTGGCAAACATATACTTGAGACTTTTGTGCAAATCGTTTAGTGACCGCTCTGCATCGTGGATGTTTTGTTCAATCTTCTTGAGCCGTTTGCGCAGTTCATCGCTAACTGGTCGCTGGCGGGCCATAGCAGCCGCTACGGTGCTAGAGGTGGACTCTGGGCCCCATCCACGAGAGGTGCCACCGCCGTCAAACCCTGAGGAGGTAGGAAAACCATCAGGTACGGCGCTTACAGCATCCCGTCTGACCAATTCTTCCAATTGTTCTACGCTAATCTTATTGACAAGATTGAGAATGCGCTCTAAACTGGAGTTCATTTGTTTGACCCGGCTTTGCGACCTTCTACTCAACTTCTTAGCCAAAACTTCCTCCAATGCGTAAAGAGGAGCGCCCAGCGCTCCACACCTGAAGAATATTTAACTACCCATAAGGGTTTATGTCAAGTGTTTCAAAAGTTCTGCAAATGTTTCAAGAGACATTGTTACATAAGCCTGAGACACATTCTTGCCACGGCGCTTATGTACAACAGCCCAGCGTTTGCCCGTCTTAAGGGACGAATTCTCCGCTTGCTTAACCCAAGTGCCCAAAGCCATTTCCTTGTGGTTTTTGGCCTCAATGGTCATGGGGGTACCGGCAACATCGCCCAAAGGAGACCCAAGTGGGAGCCTGTGAGCGTGTTCAAAGCCGCTTTCTATAAGATAATTAGTAACAGCCGATTCAAATTCAGTGCCCTTGGCACGAGCCTTATTCATCGTTGCCACCATTGAAACGTAGGGGCCCAGAAGGCATAGGCATTCACTTGCGCCTGTTATCTTCTAAAAGACTTGCCATAAGCCCCAAAGATGCAAAGTAGGCAAGGAGGGTTCCAAGAGCCCAAGCCCATCCCCTGTAATGTACGATTTCAATTAACCAAATCAAAGGGACGCCCGCAGCAACCACTGCTGCTATCCAGAAAGCGTAAAGAGGCCAAAGTTTGTTCATTACTTCTTCTTGCCAGAGCCGGGACGGTGTGCGCCAGATTTAAACCGTTGACCAATGCGAGGGTCGCTCATAAGCGAATCGTACTTGGCTTGGCGTGCTTCAAGTTTCTTTGCCATTTTTAGCGACTTTTTCATTCTGCTCCGCTCATAGTGTGTTCCGCCCAATAATAACTACAGATGAGGCACCGTCTGTGTAGATGCTCGTAATTTCCGGCGATTCCACAGAGGCAGTTTGCCGTTGGCGGAAGCCTGACAAACGTTGTAGCAATATTTGAAGTAATCGAGCGCTTAGCGTCGGCCCACTTCTTGGTCTCGGGGTTGTAGACCTGCTCGGTCGTAACCCTTGCTCCGTCATTACTAGCGCCACACTTTTCACAAAGTCCATCCTGTAGGTATTCATCTAAAACATTATCAGGCTGCATGGTTGCTGCTCTCCCATTCTTCAACAAAGACGGCACCAATGCCACCGTAATTACACAAATCACGAAAATCGTCTAGTAGGCTGTCGTGAGCCATATTGACTTCACCAGTCTTCATAAACTGTTGAACGGCATTTTGAAGGCGAACCATCTTGTCCTGCATCCGAATGGCTACACCAATCCAAGCGGGCAAACCAAAAGATTCGGTCATGCGCACGTTGGCAAAAGGGTCATCCTCAGAACCGTAGTCTTTGGACTTAGAAATGTGAAGTTCCTTGATGCCGTCAAGAATGTCCATAAATTTTTGGCTATGAGGGTGAATGGTGGGCTTTTTATGCGTAAAGTGCATAGTGTCGTAGGGCCAACCGGGCTCACGGGTTAAATCAGGCACTGTTCTCCTTGTAATATTATTTAAGGTCGTTGAGAAGGCTCTCCAGACCATAGCGAAGAACATAGTAAGGCCATTTGATTGTGTCAAGTATTACTACCTTCAAAACACGCTTCCAACCAACGGCTGGCAACGCTCCATCCCGATGAATAACCACACACAGCCTTAGAAATACGGCAGCAGTTAGCCCCAAGTAAATCCATAATGCCAACATTAGTCTTCCTCTCGCTCCGTGTATTCCCAGTTGTGTTCATCAAGGATAGCATCTGCCACAATGGTTACGTCATGGTCGCGAGCCAAACGGCGCATTTCTCGCTGATAGGTCTCTATAACCGAACGGTGAGTTAGGAACTTGTCCCTCAGCCAAAACAGGTGGCCAATAGTTTCATCTACAATAGGCCAGTAATCGTTGTCGTCGCCAAAAGCCTCTAAAAGACTAATGGTTTCTTCAATACTGCGAAGTCTTTGCTCCTCAGCCCACGTTAGCATTGTAATCCTTGGAGTACATATGCACCCAAAGATGCTCAAACTGGTTCCATCGAACAGGCTGACGACAACTTAGGCAATGGGGGTGGCCATTGCGCTCGGACTCCGGCGTGGCCGGGTGGTCATACCCATTGTCAGACACTTCTGTGAACATACATATATCTTACCTTGAATTGCATGAAAGTCAAGGATTTCAAAGAATTGACAACATATAAAAAGTTCTGGTAGAGTTCCCTACCTGTCGAAAGACAAAAAACACCTATTGAAAGAGGAACAATGGACGTACCCGCATTGGGCGCAGTAATCGGATGGGCAGGAACCGCAATCGGTGGCGCCACCCTGTTCGCAAAGAACGCCAAAAAGGTTGAGCGTATGATTTACGGAGCAGTCCGTGAAGTTAAGGACCTACAGGTTCTTTCCCGTGTGGACCTGAACACCATCACCAAGAGCCTGCGCTCCTTGGAGGTAACCATCAAGGCCACTCACCCCCAGCAGGTTAACCCTCAGCCAGCAAAGAAGATTGCCGCCAGCAAGGCCGCTCATCCTTCCAGCAAGGCCAAGACCCCTGCCAAGCGTCAGCCCCGTAAGGCTGGCAAGTAGTGTTTAAGTCACTCAAGCGTAAGCCCGATTTTGGGGATTGGCTTGATATGGGTATTGCCGCAGGTTGGATTCTTTACCCAACTTGCAGTACCCATGACTGGACACCCATGAAGCAAGAGGAAATGGCGGAGTTTGATGCTGGTTTTGACCCATGTATCCCCGTCATTCGCATGATAGAAGAAGGAGAAAATCCCAATGACTACCGACTCTACTAATGTCGCTCAAATTGACCTGACTCCTCTAGTTGAGGACATGCTCACCGTTATTGAGCATCTTCAGCAGATGAAGGAAGCGTCAATTGAGGAAGTTGCTATTGATTTCCAGACGGACGTTGAGGTAATCTCAGCGGCGCTGGAGTTCATTCAGTTCCTAGGCTCTCTTATTAACGGCACCCTTGAGGGTCCCGACGAGGCCGACACAGAGGCTTAAGCCTTTTCCGGGGTAGCACAATCGGCAGTGCA